TTGCTGGATTATTGGTCGTCAACAAGATAAGGACGGTACTGAAATTCAAGGCTATCACTTTATTATTAACATTGAAAAATCACGCTTTGTAAAAGAAAAAAGTAAAATTCCAATTAGCGTAAGTTGGAAAGGTGGTATTGAAAAATGGAGTGGACTGCTTGATATTGCACTTGAAGGTGGTTATGTTATTAAACCAAAAAATGGTTGGTATGTCGCAATAAATCCTGAAACCAAGGGCGAACTTTCCAAGGCTGTACGTGAAGCAGGAACAATGACCAAGGACTTTTGGGAAGTTGTATTTAAAGGTACAAACTTTGCTTCACATATTAAGACCAAATATACAATCGGACTGCGCGATATGATTGATTCATCCAATGATGATTTTGATTACGATCAAACAGTTGAGGAAGAAATTGAAAAACTTGACTGATATGAAAGAACGTGTTGATTATGTACTGGTTGAAAAACCATCAAGTGAATTTTATTCCATTAAATTATTGACAGGAAATTGGGCCGGTGTAATATATACATACGGCACAGTTTCTATAAAAGAGGATAAACAAAATGATGTGGTTCGATTGGCATTTCAATTTAAAATTGATGAATGTCCGGAAGAAATTGACAGTGATTCTTTGATGACAAACGAATCATTTAAAAATTATATTGGAGATATTTTATCCTCCATATTGGAACAAAACGAATATAAAATTGGTAAAAATTAAGAACAATACATGGAAAATAATCTCGAAGATATTATAATTAAGAACCTTATTCAAAATGAAATTTTTTGTAGAAAAGCATTACCGCATTTAAAATCGGAATATTTTGAAGGCCATTACAAATCGGTATATGGTCTTATTTTAAGTTTTATAAGTAAATATAATAAGCTTCCCAATTCAAATGTTCTTGATATTGAATTCCAAAATAGTGATCTTGTAAATCGTAATGATCGCAATGAGGTTGCAAAATGTATTGCAACAATTGATATTCCATGCGAAGTTGAATTGCAATGGTTACTTGATAGTACCGAAAAATGGTGTAAAGATCGCGCTGTACATCTTGCTGTGATGGAAGCGATTACCATTATTGATGGTAAAAGTAAAACCAAAGGTGAAGGACTTATTCCTGATATTTTGGCCAAAGCACTAAGTGTTACATTTGATACAAACGTTGGTCACGATTATATTGCCAATGCTGAACAACGGTATGATTTTTATCATACAACGGAAGATAAAATACCGTTTGATTTGGATATGTTAAATGTTATTACTGGTGGTGGAATTCCCAGAAAAACATTGAGTATGCTAATGTCTGGAACTGGTGGTGGTAAAAGTTTGACGATGTGCCATTTGGCCGCTGCCAACTTGGCGGAAGGAAGAAACGTGTTGTACATTACAATGGAAATGTCGGAGGAAAAAATATCCGAACGTATTGATGCCAATCTTCTTGATGTACGAATTGATCAGTTAAAAGATTTATCACGAGCATCATTTTCTTCAAAGATTAAAAGTGTTAGTGACCGAACAAAAGGTGCTCTTATTGTCAAGGAATATCCTACTGCAGCCGCACATGTTGGTCACTTTCGGGCATTGTTGTTGGAATTAAAAATGAAAAAGAAATTTGTTCCAGATGTAATTTACATTGATTACATTAACATTTGCGCCAGCAGTCGGATGAAAGGATTGGGAGGTTCGATTAATTCCTACGGTTTAATCAAAAGTGTTGCGGAGGAAATCCGTGGTCTTGCAGTTGAATTTAATGTTGCCATTTGGAGTGCAACTCAGGTAAATCGGGACGGTTACAATAATTCGGATATTGATATTACAAATGTTTCCGAATCCATGGGTATTTCACATACAGTGGATTTGTTTCTTGTGTTGATTAGTAATGAACAATTGGAAAAATCAAATCAAATTATGATTAAACAGTTGAAAAATCGTTACAACGACCTTTCCAAACATAAACGATTTACGGTTGGTGTTGATCGCAGTAAAATGAGGTTATATGATTTGGCGGATCCAATGGCTAATATTACAGTTGATAACGGATCTCAAAGTTCAACACCGTCGCAAAGTCAATTTATGGCAGGTAAGACTTCGGTAAGAGCAAATAATTTTAGCGAATTTAAAGTATGAATATGTATAAATATACTCATACCTTATGAAACAAAAATTTAAATTTAAAGAATACCTTACTGAAAAATTATCATCTGAAACCGCATTAAAGGTTGCCGATACAATTTCAAGCTATATCGCCAAAAAAACAGGCAAAACATTTTTCAAACTTCCTGGAATCGAAGAATATAAAAATGCAGGAAATTCAGGATTTGGTTTAAGAATGTTTTCAAATAAAGGTAATCAATCAATTCGCTTTAACTATAAGAGTGCAGGAAGTATCGGTTTGGTAAACCTTGCATCCGTACATTATTGGAACGGTGAAGATCCAGCTCCATTCTTCATTGAATTTGATTCACAAGTTTCGGTTATCAAAGTGCTTCCTGTAATTGTTGATATGATCAATAACAAGGAAATAAAATTGGGTAAGACAATGTCACCACCTGATGATATTCCATTAAATGAAAACGAAACAATGGATTCAAGCACAATGTTTGATGGTATTGTTTCGATTATTGAAAAAAACGGACCGACAGGCGCATTAACACAAAGTAAAATTTATTCGTACAATAAAATTGCAGGTGTTAAGGTATTTGATGAAATAAGAAAAGAATTTCCCGATTTGTTATTTAAGGATGGAAACAAATATGATTGGAAAGGAACAAGCAGTGATATTGAAGCTATTAGAAATGATAAAAGTAAAATACTATCACAACTTGGCGTTGTAGGTATCAAAGTAAGTAAAGGAAGTTCAACCGAAAGCTATGGAGGAAATAAGGAAATTGATAATCTTTCAAAGGATATCAAACGTCTTACATTTGAAAAGCAATTGGAAGATTTGGAAAATTTAATTCGAATGACCATTAGCGGTGCATCCAATGCATTGTTTATTAGTGGTTCAGGTGGTGTTGGTAAAACATTTACAACCGAAAAGATTTTAAAAAGTGCAGGATTGCGTGATGGTGCAGGTTATTTCAAAAATACAGGCACATCCAGTGCAGCAGGTTTATACTCGTTGCTGTTCCGTTATAAAGATAAAATTGTCCTATTTGACGATAGTGACAGCACACTTGGTGATCAAGAAGCACGTAACCTTGTAAAAGCCGCTACGGATACTAAAAAGGTCCGTAAATTGGTTTGGAACAAAATGGGAAAAAACGTTGTTGATCCTGATGAATTTACCGATGAAGAAATTCTTAATGACGGGTTAATTCCTCGCTACTTTGAATTTACTGGAAAGATTATATTCATTTCCAACTTATCACTCGACAAACTTGACCCAGACGGTGCTCTTCGTACACGTGCATTTATTGTTAATATTGATCCTACAGTAGATGAAATCTACGACTTTATGGACAAGATTGTTAAAAATATGGAGTTGGAAGACGGATTAAGTTTAAGTCTTGAATCACGTAAGGAAGTTATTAAATTACTACGTACAGGTAATTCCAAACAAAAACCAAACTTACGAAAATTGTCTCGAGGTTTAAATATGAAAGCAGGTGCTGAAGCCGCAGGTGTTAACATTTCCAAATCGGATTTGTCACGTATGATCGAAATGTACGCATAACATTTAACACTCCTTTGTTTTGCCCGAAATAAAAATTTATGGATGTTCTGATAAGCACTTAAAACAGCTGCTTCTTAGAGCGTCATATTTTTTTATAAAATCATTAATGCCACGAAAAAGAAAATTGAGCGTGGCCATCTTTATGAAGCCAAACTTATTGGCTGAGGAAGGAGCATATGCATCATGCTATCAAATGGACTTATATAATGCAGGTTGTGATTATACCATTTGTATGGATTTGGATCAGTCCGAATCTACAATAGTATGTTCCCTTGCTCATGAAATGGTACACGTTAAACAATTTGTCCGTAAGGAACTTACCATACTAAATGGCAATTATTGCGCAAAATGGAAAGGTGTTAAATTTTCGGATGATTCGGATTATCAAGAAATGCCTTGGGAACTTGAGGCCGACAAGTATGAATTACAATTAAGCCAAAAATTTTTCAAATCAAAAAATAATATATAGTAATATAAAAATGAAATCATTCAAAACATATTTTTTAACGGAAGCCAATAATTTGGCGCCAGGCGAATTGTACAAATATCAAGTGCGAGTTGATAAGTTTATTGAAAAATTTAAAAACAAATCTCCTTTCCAGCTTACTACTGGTGAAATGGTTGTATTACAATATGATAAAGCCGTAGCCGATGCCATATTAAATAAAGTAAATCCTACAAAAATTGTTTTAAAAAGTGCTGATGGCACAAAATCGTATACACTTGGTAAATTTGCAAAAACTGCTGAATTTGGTGGCGCAGAACAAATTGCAGGTGCAGGAAGCGAAATCACAAAATTGACAGAAAGTGCACAATGTGTATATGCTCAGGCATTATGGAACGGCACCAAGGATTATAATGACACCGACTTAAAAGAAGCATATGCCAGTGTTGATGTTGATGATTCATTGGAAAATATTCTTAATCTTCCTGAAAGTTGGAAAAAATCTTGTATTATTGGCGCAGAATTGCTATACAAAAAATTTGGTAAGAAGAATTATAGATTTCATAGAGGTTCCTCATGGGTACAAAATCTTGAAAAGGTTTTTGCAAAATTAAATAAAGTTGATAAATTTTTCAGTAACCTTAATAAATGGAGTCCGGCTGATATTTACATGCTTTCACCAGTAGGAGCTCAAATTAAATTTGATCATACCATCTATGACCTGGTTGAATTAAATAGAGTGCTATATGAAGCACTGGCCAGTGGAGACATCGTAGGTGTTTCATTGAAAAAAATGGCCAAAGTAGGCAAAATTGATTACTACAATTACGATGAGGAAAAGAAAGTAATTGAATTTGATAAATTTACTACTGGCGCGGAAGGATTCTTTTCTTCAAAGGATATTTACGTTTACTTTACAGTTAATGGTAAAGTTCAATTTAGAACATTTAGCGAACCTACATCTTGGCAAGGTGAAATTAAAGGCAAAATTGCCAACGGAGGAAAACTTGGTTACGGTCCAATTCAAGGTGTCTTAAGACGTTTAGGTCTTAAACAACTTACCGATGTTAAAGTTTTAAAATCATCGATTGACAAAATGGATCCTATTATGCTGAAAACATTTTATGAAAATTACAGCAGATATGCAAATGATAGTAAAAAATTATCATATGATGAATTTAAAGATCAAGTTGGTGTTAATGGAAAACCTTGGTTATTCAGCAAATACATCGGTTTGGAGCTTATTGATATTGTTACCGATGCAAATAAACAAGATGATTTTATTACTTCAAGCATTCAATATGCAAGCAGCCAATCCGAATTGAGCGCACCATTTATCAAAATACACAGTGATTAAAAATATGATTACATTTAAACAATTCAAAACAAAATTAGAAGAGGATACGCTATTGGAAATATTTGATAGCATGTATACATTCGAGAGTCCTAAAAATTTCAAGGCAAAGGAAGTTTTTTACTCTATACCTGTTGATGGTATTGATATTAAGGTGCAATACACGAGTGAATTTGCCGATCCTGTGCTAGAGGATAATAATTTAATTAAAGTTGCATTCGGCCGATTATTAAAAACAAAACCGGCCAAAAATTGGACGCAAGAAAGTTGGATCAAAGTTGATACTGAGGAATTACTTAATTTAAAAAATCCAACCAAACTATTATCGACGGTTATTTATGGTACACTATCTGATTTTATCACAAAATATTTTGAAGATGATTCAGAAAAAATATTAACAATTAGTTTTCATGGTGGTGTTACCGATGCTGAAGATGATAAAAACATCGAAATATCAAATTCAAAAAGATCTCGAATATATCTGGCCATGCTTAAAAAATTACCAATACTTAAAAAGTATAACTTAAAGGTAGTTAATCTTGGCGATGAAGGTATTGAAATTTCTAATAATAACTAATATGATTACATTTAAACAACATTACATAACCGAAGCCTCTGCCGAAGGTAAAAGCATATAGAAGATACGATTTGTATAAATAGTTTTATGGGATATATCTATAAAACAACAAATTTAATAAACAATAAAAAATATATTGGAAAAACCAACGGAAATAAAAAAAATTATTTTGGTTCCGGTGTTATATTAAAACAAGCTATCAAAAAATACGGAGAAATAAATTTTAAAAAAGAGATATTACACAAATCAGATTCAGAAGATGATCTAAGACGAATGGAAAAATATTACATCGAACGCGAAAATGCCATAATGGATCCAAATTATTATAATTTGCATGAAGGAGGCCAAGGTGGTGATACAGGATTTAAAGATGATACATGTATGTCAGCTGTAGTAAAAAAATATTGGAGCAATTTATCTGAAGATGAATATAAAAAACGTTGTAAAAATCAAGGGCTTCACGATAAAAGTGGTTCCAAGAATCCTAGGGCGAAGATAGCAATTGTTAACGGTAAGGAATACGAATGTTTAAAAGATGCTCTTGAAGATTTTAATATACCATATAGTTCCTTAAAACGCGCCGCCCAAACTAAACAATTTAATGAAAAATATAAAATT